TTCTCGTCATTTTCATGGCGGTAAAGGTATCATGTCGTAAATCGCCTGCGCGTTTTCATGATTCGGTCGAGGAGAGGTTTGTTCGCTTTGTGGGACAGTTGGAGTTACTCTACGGAGTTTCTCTTCCTGTTCCTGCGGACGTCTCTTCGGCATCCTTAAAGAAGTTCTGTTCGGGACTTCTTGAGGGGTGTTGTCATCCATGGCGGCCTTTGATTACCCGTTTGTCTTCGGACAGTCGGTGGTCATTGGCCTTTTCCTTGTTTCTCTTTCGGAAGGTAATTCCGAGCGAGGCGCCTCTGGTCGGCGCTTATGTAGAGAAGATGACGCTTGCCCAGGATCTTCCTGATCCTGGCTTGCTTCGGTTTGCCCTTCGTGAGACTGGCAAGCTTTTCCCGCCTGGCTGGGATAAGTCTTATCTGGATAAGTGTACGACGAGCACTCTTCCTACGAGCTCTTGTACAGAGTCTGGTAGAAAGAGTGGAGGGTGTCGGGGTCTTGAGCAGCAGAGTAGGTGGTCGCGCGAGGACTTTTGTTCTTATGTGACTGAATCTGTTGTTCCCCGACACCGAGGTGCGTCTCGAGTACAGGCTATTGAGACTGGAGGCAAGTGGCGAGTAATTTCGATACCCCCTAGGGTTGACAATGCGCTCCGTCCCTTGCACCAGAGCATGTACGACCGGCTCTCCAAATATGATTGGTTGCTTCGTGGCGACGCCAAGGCGTCACGGTTCAAGCACTTCGGGCGGGTGCCCAATGAAGTGTATGTCAGTGGTGATTACGAATCCGCCACTGACAACTTGAACAGTTATCTACAACTAGCAATCTTTCATAGGCTGCTTGGGAACTCCACCCGTGTGCCTGATGGCATTCGTTCCCACGCTCTTAGTATCTTTAGTTCTCAACTAGAGTGCGAAGGGTTCTCTGGTCAGCAGGCCAGAGGGCAGCTTATGGGGCAGCTGACCTCATTTCCTCTCCTTTGTTTGGTTAACTATCTCACATTCAAATACAGCGTCCCTCGGGACGTGCCGGTTAAGATAAACGGCGATGACATCGTCTTCAGGTCTACACCTGAGGAGGCCGATTCGTGGTTTAAGAATGTTGAGAAGGGTGGCCTCACAATTTCCCGTGGTAAGACACTTGTTGATTCGCGGTTCTTTTCTTTGAACTCGTGTCTTTTCAAGGCCTCTGGGAAGTCTTGTAAGAGCGTTCCATTTTTGCGCGCGAAGGCCGTATGGTCTTCGAAGGAACGTCTCTGTGAAAAGATCTCTAGCATGAGGAGTCGTTTTAACTCCTATTGCCCTGGCTTCGGCCGAAGGAAACGCGTTGCACTCGACGAGTTTTTCCTTCGTGAAAACCAGGATGCCGTTCGTCGGTGTCGGAGATCTCTTACAAGGGGGATGGGGATGAGGGTCGGAAGGGAGTCGTTGATGGGCGCAGGCCTATGGTTTAGAGAGCTCTTCTACTTGGAGAAGTGGAGCGAGCCCGATTTACCCATCTTTTCTTACTCACAGATGAGATGCAAAGATCTCCCTCGCGGGTGGCAGCGTGTGAGTCGCTACCGTTATCCGGCTTCGGTCGTTAGCGGTTGGGAGGCGAGATTAGCTTTCGAGCTAGTTAAGTCTGCCTGGTCATCCGATGTATTGTCTGATTCTGACGCGGAAGAGCGCTGGTGGGGAGTTCACGACACGGGCGTGGACTTATACGGGATGGGTTTTATTACATCTCGTATGGCCAAGTTGGCGGGTCTCTCTCGTAGGGATCTGTGGAAACTTGTCTACTTCCGGCGGAACGATTCTGTCTTCGGACGTTGTCGTTTTACTCGCGGAGCCGGGGTGCTTCGACCGGAGCTTGTTAACTGCTCTGAAGTTATCGCTGAGGACGGCTGGGGTTCTAGAACCTCAGTCCCCTTTGTCAAGGCAAGGCCTGAGTAGTAGGGCGGATACGAGTGCTTCGGCACTGTGCTTCGTATACGATGATTGGTGTGAGGCTCATGTACCGGATTCTGGCCACCGTCGGTGGGTCAGGATTGCGTATGCTAACGGTCCCTACTCCGGGTAACTGGAGAGGGCTGCATGACACCATGGCCGGTTTGCTACGGCGCCGGGGGTTGTAGCAGTGATGCACTAGTAATAGTGTTATTGACGAGCAACCCATACTGTGGCTGCGAGGCTCACGTTCTTGCCAAATAGGTTCGCTGGACCTGCGTGTTTGGATGGTTCCATCCTAGAGGATTCTGTGCGTCGGGTTCGATTCCCGACGTTCCTCATGTTGTCTCTGTTAGTGAACAGCTGCGGCCCCGAAAGGGCTTAGCGGTGCGTTGTCTGGGTTGAAATCCCGGCACTAACAGTTGGTGGC